CGTTGGCCATGTCGTCCGGGTTGGGGACCATCGCAGGCAAGGTCTGTCCCATGAATCCGATCAATGCCTCCCGGAACGCCTTGAAGGCGTCCTGGACTGCGGGGCTTGCCACGGCCATGATCGGGTTCGACATGAACGCGCCGAGCACCCTGAGCTGGATGTCCGGTCGCGCGGTGTGCGGGGTGAGGATGATCTGCTGGCTCTGCTGCCCGTCTCCGAACAGCAGGAGGATGTTCCGCACGACGCTCTCGTACGCGGACTTCTCCTCCTCCATCCACATGGCGACGTCGATGCCCTCCTTCATCATGAAGAGCTTGACGCCATCCGGATCCGTGAGACCCGCGCTCAACATCCCCATTGCTTCCTGCTTCCGCACGACCTCGCTCTTCGGGGCGGTGTCGCGCACCGTGAAAGCGATCTGCGAGAAGTTGGGCAGCGGGTTGTTCTCGAACGAGACGGTGCCGTTGTCAGGGTCAATGACCGCGCCGGCCAGTTCCGTCGTGAGCTTGTTGACCGGCAGGGCCCTGCGCGACACAAGCATTTGCCCTGCCGCCTTGGAGACAACCGACCGGTACATCGTGCCAAACGCCACCTGCACACCGCTGGTGGGGTTCGTCATCGCCTTGCTGATCTGCTCGTCGAGGAACTGCAGGCCGCTCGCGCTGTCCACTCGGCCCTTCTCGGCGATCAGGTCCTGCACCGGAGACAGGCCATCGGAGATGCTCTTGGCGAACTGCGCGACCTTGCCAGGCACGTCACCCGCGTTGTGCGGCTGGATGACAAGCGGCCGGAAGTCGTCGGCCATCAGCGCGTCCTTCGAGTACGACAGGTAGCGCAGGCCGTGACCGACCTCGCGCATGGCAGCGCGCTCGTTGATGGTGCCCTGCGGGAGCAGCACGACGCCGTAGCGGTCCATTGTGCGGATGTTGTTGAACAGGCTCTTGAGCAGCCGTTCCATCTCGCGCACGATGCCGAACATGAGGTCGAACAGGCCGGCACCGTGGAACGTGCCGTTGTCCATGAACCGGGCGAACCCCACCGGGCAGTAGGCCTCGGTCTTTGAGAGGTCTTGATCGTCAATGACGACGTCGCCGCTCGAGACGATGTACCGGCTGACGGTGCCGCGCGGCCCGTGGATCCACGTCTCGCGCACCTTGCAAACCTGCTGGGTGTCGTCGTCCTCAACGTTGCCGCGAACGCCGCCGTTTGCCATCGTGGACACGAAGTAGCCGGTGCCGTTCCATGGGGCGTCCTGCGACTCCTCCATCTGGTGGCCGTACTGCCAACGCCAGACGTTCATCTCCTCGATGTTCTGGTCGATCTTCCGGCTGCCGTACTTCTCCTTGAGGAAGTTCAGCGGAACCAGGCGTTGGCGCACAAGGCCCCGGACCTTGGTGTGGTCATGGCCAAGCGACGGGAAGGGCATCAGCTCCTTCGGGTGGATCACTTCGAGGTCTGCCGTGAGTCCGACCGTCGGGCTATCCACAATATGACCAGTGATCCCGCAAGAGCCGAGCAGCGCAAACAGGTAGTTGAAGTCACGTTGGACGCCCACCAGCTGCTGGTCAGAGACCACAGCGTCGGCAACCAACTGTGCCACAGATCGCTCACGAAGTCCTGCAAGACTGAATCCCTGCCTCAGCGCACGGGGGCGCAGATCCATAGTGTTGAGGCGAGCGGTCGTCTTGTCAACCACCGACAGCAGCTCGGTGGACTGGAACTCCATGTTCCCCTCCTCGTCCAGGTAGTGAGGGGTAATGCGACCGGTGCGCGGGTCGAAGATGTCGAACCGGCGGAAGCCGTTGAGGTAGTACCACGCCAGCAGCCACAGGGTGCGGCGGTACGTCAGCTTGAGCATCTCGCGCGACACGTGCGCGTCGATGATCTTGCCAAGGACCTTGGAGTCGGTCGGGAGGTTTACGCCGTCACTGGCCATCGGGCTTCACCTTCTTCTGCACCCGGGTCCAACCGGGAGGCATGTCCTCGAGGAGATCGACACCGTGGAAGTTGCTGTTCACGAACGGCGCATCTGGCGGGGCCGGGGCCTGCACCTGCTGCACCTGGGGCTCCCTGCGGCCCATGTAGTACGACTCGACCAGCATGTTGAAGTACGCCAACGGGATCGTGACGGTCAACTGGCCGGGATTCGGCCGGGGCGCTTCGTATGTCATCTGGTCAGACACGGGATCCTCCGCTCTTGGGCTCGGGCTCCCTCATCATACGGAGGGCATCCTCAACCGAGATGTTATTGAAATTCATCGCATCCGCAATGTTCACCCCGTACTTCTTGTCCACATAGTTGCCGGCCCCGATCTCCGCAAGCGGGTCATCCACCACCAGCCGGTCGTCGTCCTCGACGCGGGCGGCCGACCGCTCCATGCGCCCGCGGACCACGAACATGCTCATGGCTACCGTGTCCAGGAAGTCGTCGTGGGCCAGACCGCCGTTCTCGGCGTCCGGGTTGAACTGCTCGATCTGCTCGAACAGGTGCCGCCAGGGCATCAGGCCCCGCCGCCAGGTGGGCAACTTGATCAGCCCGTGCTCGAACCGATAGTTCAGGGCACTGATCTTCGAGGTCTTGTCCATGACGCCGGGGTTCAGCTTCACGACCTTCGGCGGGGTCATGCCCGTGATCTGGTCGGCGCGCTGCCGGACCATGGACTCCATGGCCGCGTACAGGCTGAATGACTGCCGCACCACCTCCACGTGGATGGTGGGGACCCGCCACTTCATCGCCAGCCGGAACGCGTGCTCGATGAGGACCGGCTCCCGCACCTGCCCGCCCCAGGTGTCCAGCACGAACAAGACTGCCTCGACCGGGTCGTACCCCATGACCGTGCAGACCTTAAAGTCCGAGTCGCTGGTCGAGGTGTACGAGGTGTCGACCGTGGCAAAGAGCTTGATGCGACTGCCCAGGAAGTCGGTCAGTGCCATCCGCTCCACGTCGCCGTTCTTGTTCCGCCAGCACACCGTTGACTTGGAGGCATACGGATCGACGTCGCTCTCCGCGTCCGGGTTCTCCATCCACCAGCCGTGCTTCTCCTGGGTGACGTCCCCGAAGTACTGCTCCTCGGCCTCACCCGGCTGCGCCAGGTACTCGGCCAGGTAGTTGTGGGTGCCGATCATCTCCCGGATGTCCTCGAGGGTGATGAGCCCCTTCAGCTTCTCGTCGGCATCACGGGTCTTCCGGTCCACCGGCCACATTGTCGGCCACGCACTGCACTGCTTCCCGTCCTCGTCCGTGTACTCGGAGCGCAGAACCAGCCGGGCCCACTGGTCGAAGCGGGGGTCTTTGGCGACCTTGCTGCCGTCCGCAAGCAGCTCGGTCATCATCGCGTGCCACGCGTAGTGCCGCCGGCTCACGAACGTGGCTAGCCACCGGACGCTGGTGTCGCGGCGGGTGACCATCGGCATGACTACCTTGAACAGCAGCCGCTCCATGTACGACCGGAGGATCGACATGCTGGTCGACGCCTTCGGGTCGTACTCGGGGTCGTCGAGCGCGTAGACGCGGGGACGACCACCGCGCTGACGGCTCTCGGCGCTGATGGCGCGGAACCAAGAGCCGTTCGCCAGGTACATCAGCTCGACGCCGAACGACGCCTCGCCGCGCTTGGGCGTGATGCGGCCATCCGGGAACTCCGGCGAGAAGTCGTCTGCGATCCGCCGGTTGCCGATGAACTGCGTCTTCAGGATCTGGCTGGTCTGCTCCGCGTTGTCCACGCTGCTTGTCGCGTAGATGAACGAGAACGCCGGACGCGACAGCATCTGGAGCAGCGCAGTCTTTCGGAAGCAATTGCTCTTGGCGAATCCGCGCGGCGCAATTGCAATCGAGCGCGGAGCCATCGCCCACATCCGGTAGATGGCAAAGTGACCGGCCGGCGGCTCGACCGGATCGTCGTCGTAGAAGTACGGGTTGAAGTCCTCGTCCCAATCGGGATGCAGGTACCAGTTGTCGAAGAAGTTGACGGACCCCGCGAACCGCGTCGCCTTGAGCTTCGGGTCGTTGGTGGGGACCAGCCACTGCGAGCACGCGTTCACGCGCGCGAGGCGCTGGCCCTCGGGCGTGAGCGTGAGGTAGTCCGCAGGCAACGGCCACATGGCGTTGCCCTGCTCCGGCAAGTCGATGGCCTGTGGGTTCACAGACCCACCATCTTGCGCTGCATGCCCTTGATGGCAACCAGCTCGACGGCGGCCATCCGGAGGATGCAAGCAGCAAGGAACGCAGGCTCGTGCGCAGCGGGGCTCACCGAGATGATCTCGTTCGCCGCGTCCACCCAACGCTTGT